GGCTCGACGTTTACGGCGTCTCGGAGGGCTGGCCAGCCCTGCCATTCGCCGGACCGCGATCAATCGCGGCCCCCTAGTTTGTCAGTCGTTCACGTTTGTCAGTGGTTAAATCGTCCCTCGCCACTCGCGGTGGAATCGGGCTAGGTTTCGCTCTAGTGCTGGCTGCATGGTCGGCCGCTTCGGAAACCGAACGCCGCCACGTACCTTGCCATGCTCGTGTACTTCCATCGCCTGGTCGATCTTGCTTGCCGCGAATCCGATCACGGCGCCTTCCTTGTCGGCCTTGTAGAGAATCGCTCGCTTGGCTAGGCCGCCGCCTCGACCGCGTTTCGAGTGGACGGGACCGCCGGCCGGGCCGGGCGTGTTGGATCGCCTGATGCTCTGGCGGGCCGCCTTACGGATGCTCGCCGCCGCGTGGAAGAAGTTGCGGTAGGCTCCCTTGTCGATGGCCTTTTGCACCCGCTTCGGTGTCGACCTGAATTGCGTTTGTATTCCAAGCATATCAGCCCGTCGCTATTCGTTTCGTTCGCAGAAGCCACTCCAGCCCGCCGCCGTAACTTTCCGCCGCAGGCAGGTTGGGCCGGCTCATCAGTTCCCAGGTCACGCCATCCGAATCGACCAACCGATCACCAGCGGCGGGCGTCACGGCGGAACCGTCTATCGCGTAGTCCGTTTTAGTGATGACCCATTCACGGTCGACAAACGAGGCTTTTACCCCCATTCGCCTTTGTGTCTCAATCTCGGAATCCTCGTCGAGCCAGGCAGCGGTCACGTCAACCGTCTCGCTCGAGCCACGCGACAACGTGACTGCCTCGCCGAGATGTTGTTTCAATCTCGGCGAGGCGACGTCGAAGAACCGGTTAGCGAAGACCGACGGCATGGGCTACTCCTCGCGGAGTCGCAAGCCAAGCCGGCGAACGGTCACGTTGCCGGTCGCGGCGTCGGCCGTCTTCTCCATGTGGGCCAGCAACTTCAGCGGCCCGGTTGCCGCGTCCAGCGCGAACACCGTATCCGGCAGCACGTTGACGCCGTTGATGTACATCTGAATGTCCTCCCAGTCGGCCAAGTCCCACTGCACAAGGAAGGGGGTGCCAACGACCGCGTCCTTGGTGGTATCCGTAGCGGCTACCTCGGTGGTGCCGTCGTCGGATTCCGCCATGATGTTGAGGCTGTTGCCGTCGATATGCACGAAGAGTGACTCCGTGATGGAGTCCGCGTCGTCGGCGTGGGTGTCGTTGGCCAGGCCGACATTGAGGTCGCCCGCCGCAGCGCTGAGGTTCTCGTTAAGGCAGATTTCGGCCTCCACCAGGCACGGCGAATCGAGCGCGACGCCGCGATGGCTCAAAGCGTCCAGCTTTTGCGCTTCGGCCGTCGCGTCGAACATCAACGTGACGCCCTCGGCGTGGCCGATGACGTGATGGTTGATTCCGGCCGTCACGACCGGGACGCTTGCGAACCCGTCGCCAAGGCTAATCGTGTACTTCGGGTCGGCGTTGATCGCCACCTTGACCGTCGTGCCAGCACTGGCGGCCGTCTCTTGCACGATTCCCAAGTAAAAGTCTTGGTCATTGACCTGGAGCAGGTGGGCCTTGTTGGCCGAGTGGTCCCAGAACACACGGGAGCCCTTGAGCATCACCATGGTCGCGGTCTTGGCGACTTCCACGATGCCACTGACCGTAACGGCACCCTTGGCGGCGGCAGCGATTGCCGTCGGAGCAAACGCGGCGCGTCCGTCCGGCAGTTGACGAACTTCGCCGGCGGTCATGGCGAGGGTCGGCGTGTAGTCGACGGACTCGCCGGGGTTGAGATATACAGCTTCGGCTGTCATGATCGAGATTCCTTTTCGGATTGGAGTTTATTGTCGCGCGGTGTCGACGGCGACGGTTTCGGTTTGTCAGCTTCACTCACCGCCGGCTTCACTTTCGCGTCGGCCTTAATCGCCGCCGGCTTCACTTTCGCGATGGCCGGCTTGCTCGGCACGGCCTTGACCTCCGGCTTCTCGCGCTTCGGTTTGTCAAGGCACACCGCAAGCCCTGCCTTGACGAGATATTCCCCGAGTAGACGACTAACGTCGCCCTCTTCGCCTTCAACCAACCGGCACTCATACTGTGCCGCCGGGTTGCGTAACATTCGCACTTTCATCGTTCACCTCCTTGGGTGGATTACGAGTCGCCGCCGTCGGCGCGAACGCCGCCGCGGTACTCTTGCTGGGCAACGCCAACGTCGCTGTAGCCCCGCATCTGGATGCCGAGCACGTTGAAGCTGGCGTCGGCCGTCTCGACCACCGGCTGTACGTTGCCGTTCAGGGCAGCAATCTCGATTACCGGCAGCTCCGACGGGTCCGCGAGCATATACCACGCGGCCGCGCTGTAGCCGGTATAGGCCGAATTGCTCATGTACGGGCTCGACTCAACACGGAACCGGCCTCGGTAGATATTCGCATCGCCTTGCTTCGTGGTCGACGAACCGTCAATGATCCGCTCCGAAGCCATCAGCGATAGAGCCGCGGCCTTCAGGGCCGTCGGGACAAGCAGGATTTTCGCCTGCACGCCAAGGGGCTTGCTGTCCGGGTCGGTCTGGTTCAGGAAGATCGTTTCGGTGGCTTCCAGGCCGGCGACCGTCATGTTGGCAACGCCGGTATTCACGTTGCTGTTGCCGCCGGCGAAGAAGGTCGAGTTATCCAAGAAAACCGTCCAAAAGATGTCGTTGAGCTTCAGCGCACCTCCGCGCCCAAGCCGGCGGGGAACCGCCGTCAGGGCACCGAGGTCATCGTTGATGATGTCCTTGCGGGTGATCGCCAACATGCGGGCGTATGTGTCCGCCTGATTGGTGTAGGTCATATCCGACACGGCGCCGTGCTTGATCTCGCCGCTGGCCCCCAACTCCTCGAACATGAGGTGTCCGGTCAGGCTAACGGTAGTGATCTGCTTGAAGTCACGCACCGGACGTACTGCGGCAATCGCCATCGGGGTCATGTCGACAGCATCCCAGCCTTCACGGAGGAACTTGTTCGCCACGTTGCTCAGCACGTTCGGAATGCTCACCGTGCTGAAGGCGCTGGCGTGAACGCTTGCCGGGCTGGTCATCCCAAATGCGGCACGCTGGGCTTCGAGCGTCACCTGGCTCGAATGGTTGGACTGGTAGCCGTTCGCCTCGGCCCCCAACAGGATGAGTTGATTCAGGCCGATACCGTGCGGGAATCGGTCGTGGGCGGTTTGCAACTCCTGGTCGCTATACGTTTTCTCGTGACCATCCAGGCGGCCAGCCATGCACACCGCAGCTTCGAGCGTGCGATTGTTGATGCGTGGTTCCCGTCGCCGGGGGGAGAACACCCCATGTCCCGACGGCGTGAGATTTTCCATCAACTCCAGACGGAACTTGTCGACAGGCCACTTCGCGTCAATGGCGGTCTGCGCTAGCTCCTTGATCGCGTCCATCTGGAACGGCTGTTTTTCGCACGCATTCAGGGCGTATTCCGTGATGGCCTCGACTCTCGCGTTTTCAGCTTTTCGCGCTTCGATGCCCTTGGTCAAGTCCTGCTTGACCGGTTTGTCCGGCTTCGCTCGGCTGTGATAGTTGGCCTCGATTGTGGCTGCCTGCTCGGGCGTCGCGTTGTCGACGTCGATGCCCATGTTTTCCGCCCACGCTTTGATTTTCGGGTCCATTTGGGACTCCTTTCGTTCGTCGGCCTTAGCCGCGATAGAAACGGTTGTGTTGTCGTCCGCGCCATGCGAGACGAACGCAAAGCCGCGAAGCGTTGATCTCGCGGCGACGTAAAGCGGGCCGGTGAATTCCTGCCCATTGACTTTTATGGTCTTGCCCGATGCCACCTCGCGGAGTTCATCAGGATCAGCCTCGATACTCGCTTGCCAGACGAAACCGTTGGCCGCGCTTTCGGCTACCTCGCGGGCCGCATCGGTTGCAGCCGACACCTTGCCGCTTAGCGACACTTGGCCGTCGGCCTTGCTGGTGCCGGTAACGTGGCCGACTCGCTTGCTTCCGTCGTGATCGAGGTTCGCGACAATGGACTTGTCGAACTCGATCCCCTTCAGGTCCACGACTACTGGTGCGTCCCAGCCGGCGAGAACCAACTGCCCGCCCGTGTACACCACCACGTCGAACGACGGAGGACTGCTTTCGCCCTCGCCTTCAGCCGCCGTAATCGTCACGGGGGCCGCAATAGCGATAACCTTTGGATTACTCTTGGGCTTGCGTGGCATTGTTCGTTTCCTCGGTGTTGGTCCCGGCCGTTCCGGAAGGCAGTCCAAGGACCGCCTGCACGACCGGGATAATGTGTTGCGGAAGATTCGCCAGCATGTTGATCTGTCGTTGCTGGTCGGGCGTGACGCCGTTGGACTGTGCCTGCTTCACTACCTCGTCTTCGTAATCCTTGCCGGCATCGGAGTAGAGAGCGGAAAGCGACTTACTGCCGTTCTTCAGCTGCTTGTCGTTGGCAGTGGCCTCGGTGTTCACGTCCGCGACGGCGTGTTTGGGCCAGTCCCAAAGGTGAGCCTTCGCGGCCGGACTGAGAACGTTGGGGTCGCCACCGAGCCAACCGTAGTAAACAACCGCGGCGTCGAACCACACTCCGAACAACGGGTCGAGAACAAGGTCATTGCAATCATCGCGGTCGACGTCGAGCGAGGCGTAATAGGTCTGGTGATCCAGTCGGCCAGATGCGTAGTTGTAGTCCGCCGAATCACACGCGGCCTTGTTGAACGGCATCGATTTCGGGCGGGCCTGTTCGTTGATGAGCGAGCGGTGGAACGTCTCGAATGTCGCGTTCGGCTGCTCGGCCCGCATCTGGAACGGCTCATAAGCATTTGGGAGAGCCGTCATCATCCGCTTCTGAATGTCGAGCGTGCTGAACGGCTCGGCAAGGTCCAGTTCGTCCGGCTGGAATTGTGTCTTCAGGAACATCGTAAAGTCAGCGGCCGTTTCGGCAGCCGCCAAGGTGGCCTCTCGCCAACGTCGCGCAGCCGCGCCGGTGTTCAGTGTGCTGGTGCTTTGTGGTATCCCACGGTGCTGGCCCGGGCGCCGCAGCTTGAACCAGTGCAGCACGAACTTTGCCGGGATTTTGTCCGGCTTGAGCATCACTCGCGAGTACGCCGTCGACCCGGGGTGCTCCCGCAGAATGTCGTAGTACGTCGGCGTGCCGTGCTCATCGAACCAAATGCCGTCAATGCGGCCCGGCTCGTTGTAACCGAGAAGCGGCGTCTGGCAGTGCTCGGTTTCGTACAGCCGCAGGTCGAGCTTTACCGGATCGTTGATCGCCTTCGCCAGCCGGATCACGCCCAGCCCCTCGCCGTCGACGTGCAGGGCGTGAGCCATGCACCACAGCTTGCGTCGAAATTGGATTGCCTTACTCCAGTAAAGCCACGCATTTTCGACGAGAGCGTTAAACCCTTCGCTGGAGGTTTGCATTCGCAGCGACGGGCCGCGGCCGATCAGGTCCGTTGCCCACGTTGACGCGATGCCATCGGCAAAACCGTTATTGGCAATCTCGTATCGACTGCGCTTCACTAACGTTTGGCGCACTTCGCGGCTGTTGGCCGAATCGGCATCGTAGTCATCCGCGCTGGCCCAGTAGTTTTTGATGTCGTCTGACGACTGGGCTGCATCGTAGGTCGCATTGATCGGACGCCGGCGATTGAGCCGGTCAATCGCAGCCCCAAGCTCCGGGCGCGGCTTGCCATTGGCCCGCTGCAACGGGTGCCCATGTTCGTCGAGAATGAGACTGACTCGCGATGCCACTACGGAGCCCCGGGTGGAACCAGTTTGGTGAAGCGCAGGCCGAAATGAGCCTTCGTCGCGGCCACATTGCTGGCCTCTCGATCGCGTGCGTCCAGCAGATCCTTGAGGGGCCGCTCGGTAATCGTGCGGCCCGCCTCCGTCACGGAAGCGGGAAGCAAAAGGGCCTGGTCGATTGCTTCGTCGATAGTTGTTGGAGTTGCCATGACGAATCCTTTGATCCCAAAAGAAAAACCCCTCGGCCCTCCTGCTAGCAGGTCCGAGGGGTTTTGCTCAAAAGCATAACGCTGGCCGGCGTTATTCTTTTGGGAATCTAATTGTTCGATACGCTACGAATATTCCTAATCAAAACGTCGATTGTCTTCCGGAATCGTGCCGTGTCGTCAACCATTTTCACATGTAGGCGACCATGCTCACCTCGGTCAAGCACCTCCAGGTTGCTTTCCCTGTTGTCGGTTTTGATTCCATTGCGATGGTGTACAATCTCGGTGGAAAGCAGCTTTCGACCAAGCATTTTTTCGGCTATCAGTCGATGCTCATGTCTTTCGTGTCGCCCTTGCTTGATCTGAATGTATCCATCGCTACTAAGCCTTCGGCCTGGCCCCAGCTTACTTTTGACATTGCAGGGCGAAGTTCTGCATGTTCGGCGTTTGCCGCGCTCGAACTGGTTTTTCGAGTCGCTCACGATCTTGCCGCAGTCGCAGATTGCAACCACCCTATGCCCTCTCCCGCTGCAAACGATCTTCAGCACAGTCAGCTTTCCGAACCTATCGCCAGGGGCCATGCCAGTTCTCCTGCCTGGCCCCACACGGCCGTTGTGTTTGCGCTTTATTGGTACCCGGGAGGATCAGGCCCGAGCGTCAGAATGTAAGTTTGCGGATCCTGCGGAATGCTGCAAGGCTAAATGTTGCGTCTGTCGGATGGCGTACCATATATAGCACAAACCTACAGCCATCCAATCAATTAGGCATTCCGCCTCACGATTCTACGGTAGTCCGATGGTTACCGCAGTGCCGGCACACGCGATAGCGCACCACCATGCCGTCGCCGCGTCGCGTCGTCTGGACGCGAGTATCGCAGCAGCCGCACCCAGGGCAACGAATCCCGCGCTTGCCCTCGGCCCGTGCGGTATCCTCTGCCATTTCTCGGAGTGATTTTGGTGGCTTTGTGGCCATCATCCCCTACCTGCCATTTGAGCCAGCGTCTTGCGTGGTTTCGGACCGAGGTGCCCGTCTTGCGAAGAGTTCGCACGGATAAATTCACCGGCAGCCGTCGCGAGATAACCAGCATCCAGCCAGTGATTCTCCCGCCGTAATCGTTCGTATTTGACGCCCTGGAGCGTCTCGATTTGACGTTCGGCCGTGACGTGGGCCGACCAGTCGGCGTGTTCCGTCGGATCGGCCACTGCATAGAGCGTGATGGCCCCGGCCTCCGTCGGCTCCATCTTCAATCGGCTCTGAAAATCAGCCTTCCACGCGTCGGCGTTGACGTGCATCAGCAGAATGCCGTGTGCCCGCTGGTAGCTCGCGTGCATTCCCCGGCCGATGTAGCGCACCGTTGCACCCTTGCTGCGCGGTGGCGCGTACCGGCCGGCCCCAAACTCGCTTTGCCCCCATCCCTTCGTCGGTCGATAAACGTTGACTCCAGACGACTTGCAGAACGCATAGACCGCCGCCTGGTGTTCGGCGTATCCACTGTCGATCCACACCTGCATGGGTTGCCATACCCGGCCAGTAGCGTCGCGCCATCCCGCATCCCAATATGTTTTGAGTTCGGCGAGGGCGCGCAACAGTGCTTGTGTGACGCCCATTGTTTCCCACTGCGTCTTGTGCTCTCCGTAGTCAAGCACCGCATCAGACCCGTCGGCACAAATCGCATGGGTCGACCAGTGCAACCGCCGCTTGCCCGTGTCCATCCCGACGGCCAGGCCGATTGTGTCTGAAGGCACTTCACCGCGTTTCCATGCGTGCTGCCGTTCGGCCACAAGTGCCGGGTCGAGTTGCGTGATGTCCACCTCCGGCGGCTCGAACGGAATCGCCCACACAAACTGCCGCGCCGCCCGCTCGGCGGAGTCCTGATTGGCGGCCCGCTTGGCTGTCCATTCGTCCTGGCCAAGCCGGCCCGTCGAGACGAACGGATTGTCGAACGCCGACCACTGCAAGCCGAATGTCTCGGTGCGCGGCCCGGCCCCGGTAATCTCACCGTCCGGTGTCACCTCTTGTCCGCGATGGACAAGCAACGTCTGCCGGTGCATCTGCCTGCGCTCTTCGTCGCCGAAAATCTCAGAGCACGCGGGGCAGGCCCAGCCAACAGAGTCAGCCGCTGCGAACTCGTCGGCCGCGTCCTGCCAGCCAACGAGGTGCTCGCGTTCCCATGTTGCCCACTGGCCACAACGCGGGCATGGATGATAGAGCCGGCTGTCGGTCCCCGTGGTGATCTCCTGCCAGATTCGGCCCTCGGGGATCGACACCGTGCATTCCATGAGAATCTGTCGGCCGTAGTCGCGGAATGCGTTTGTGCGAGCCTCCATCTGACGGATGGGATCGGCTTCACGGGATGCTTCCCCCGCCGTGTCGTACTTGTCCACCTCAGTCATCACGAGGTTGCGCGTTGTCGGGCCGGCGAGCCCCGCATCACCTTGGCCGGCAGACATAAACTTCAGCCGCGAGCCGTTGGTGAATGTGATACTATCCTTGATCGCTCCGCCCTTCGACCCCGGCCCCTTGGTTGGCAGCATGTCGGGAAAGCTGGCCTTGATCGTCGGCAGGAAGTCGACCTTCCACTTTTCGCCAGCGAGCCGCATGTCAGGAATCCCGACGAATACCGTTTCCCCCAACTCAAATAGCGTATAGCAGACGGGGATCACGAACCCGAGCAGGCTCTTCCCATTCTGCCCAGGCCCAGTCAATGCGTATCGGTGCCATCGCTTCGACTGCAGCGCCTCGAACCACGGACGGCTCACCGGGTGCCGGTCGTGACGATACATCCGGCGGCGATACGGCCCCGACGGCAGCCGGATATGCTTCTCCGCCCAGTCAACTATCGGCGCCGGCAGTTGCGGAATCAGCAGGCCTGGCAGCCGCCTTAGATGGTCCCGCTCCGTCGCCGTTGCCGGGTTGCCCAATAACACTTTCGATTTCCTTTGTGAATTCCTCGACCGCTTCCGCCCACGCGTCCGCCGTCCCGTTGCCGTGTTCCTTGATTTGCTCCTCGGCGAAACGTCGCAACGGTAACAACGCCGCCTCGGTCATGCGTTGGAAGAGTTCAACCGAAATGAGTTGCTTCCGCCGCTCGGCGAGACTCCACTCCGCGTCTTCCGCCCGAACCGACCGCCAACGCTCCAGTGCCGGCGATTTGTCTTGCACATCCATCAGCGGGTCGAACTCGTCACCCGCTCCACCCTTCGGTGGCCGACCTTTCCCTCGCCGCCCCGGCCCGTGAATCAGCCACCACTCGAAGCAATCCTTCAGGTTGTACTGGCCTCGCTCGCCCGGCAACGCAACGGGTGCCGTTCTGCGCCAAGCATCCACGGTGTGCGTGCTTACGCCAAAGAACGCCGCGACCTCCGCTTGTGTTTCGACGATGTACCGACGGATCGGCAGCCCTAGCAGGTCGCGCAGTTCCGCCGCCCGCTTCTCTGCCGTCCGCATTGCCGACAGTAGCTCGTCTCGTTTGCTCTTGGCTCGTTTTTTCTTGGCCATAGGTCATCGGGTTGCCATGGTTCTTACTTCGTGACGCCAACAAAAAAACGGCAGCGAGATGGTGAGGCACCTCACTGCCGTCTCTTGTTGGCTAGCCCCCGGCGGTTGGCCGACCGAGCGGGGGTTACCGATTCAGGTTGTTCGCCGGATCATGTTTCTATCATCGGGTCAAGTGGCGGGCGGAAGGGTTGGGGTTAAATGCGCCGGGGTCGAAGTTGCACCGCCTATCAATCGCTCGGCTTCCGTTCGGTCCATCGCTGGGCCGATGTATTCAAACGTTGCACAAGGGCGTTGTTTAGCTGAAGATGCAAACATGGCACCACGCGCAGAGTTGCCCGTTTTAACAGCCGTGTATGTCCCCGGCATCTTGTCGCACCGCCACCGTTCGCGACGTACCGACCGAATGAACGAGGGGTGAGATGG